AAAATCCTAGATATGGTGAAGAAGATGAACAAAAGAACCTGAAACAATATGGTGGAGAGGATAGTGAAGATTATATCCATTTAGTTCTTGGAAGACATGGTTCTCCAACCTTTGCAGTATTTGATAGAAGACTAATGGAAATTGATAGTTATGCGACTTATAGATTAAGTATGTCTGGTATAGACTATTCATTTGGAGAGATAATCAACCGTCTTGCACTATTACCTCCAGTCCCACCACATGATATAACTATCATGGGAATAGACTTAGGATATACAGAACCTACTTCAATCATGATACTTTATGAGAAAAATGGTATAATAAAGGAACATGCAAGAATTAATTTCTACAAAGTTCCTTATCCAATGCAAGAAAAGATTATAGATTACTTGGATACAAAATTTGGACAACCAGAAGTTATTGGTATAGATGTAGGAAATGAAAAAGGATTGACTCAACATTTATTAGAAGATGAAACATATCTTCATAAAAATTATGCAAAGAGAATGTTCCCTGTAGCCTTCGGCTCTTGGATTAGTCTAGGAGAAAATGTAGATGGAGAGGAAATAAAAACTAAAGTAAAACCTCACAGTGTAACATTACTTCAGCAATATACTAACTCACATAAGATTGTTTATTCATCAACTGATTTTGAACTAATTACAGAACTTGAAAGAATGACATATACAAAAACTCCAATAGGAGAGGTAATTTATAAAACATTAACTCCAAAGGGAGGAAAAAGAGGTGAAGACCATAATACAGCAGCTATGCTTTGTGCTATGGTAGCATATTATATGCTAATAGTAGGAGAATTGTTTAGTAAACCTCAAAAAGCATTAGCAAGAAGTAGATGGGTAATAGGAAATACTTATTAACGGAGAATATTATGGATAATATAAAAAATAATACTACACTAGCAAAGAAATCTTTGGCAGCATTTTTTATGCAACCAAATAGTTATAAAACAGATGTTAGTGTATGGGGTGCCAACCAAATAGATAAACTTTCATTTGAAGAGCATGATACTTATGTAAAAATTATAAAGGATTGTAGATTTTTCTTTAGACATGAACCTATTGCTACTACTGTAGTAACAAAAATGGTTGGACTGGCAATAAACGATATTATTATTCCACAAAATAATATCTCTAAAACTGATTACCAAGTCTATGCATCTCTAAAAAAAGATGTTATAAAATTCTTAAGAAAAGCATCTCTTGAATTTTTAACTACTGGTTTGGTAGTTCCAGAAATTACCTTAGAGGTAATAAATAAAAAACAACTAAGAGAAAAAGGAATTCAAAGACTTGAATATCTTTTATATCCCACACAAATGTGGTTAAGAAACTCTCAGGATATTACAATAAAAAGACCATTCATCACAGATGAAGAATCTTATTTTCTTAATGTACCTGATGATGTTATATTCTTTATACAAAATAAAGGAACATATTCAGACGGTTCTAAAGATAAAGAATTATATGCAGAAATAGCCAGATTATATCCAGATTTTATACAAAAGATTCTAGCTGGAGAAACAAAAATCCTACTTGATAATCCATTAATTATAAAATCAACTATATTATCTGACTCACAATACCCAATTCCTTTCTTATACCCAGGATTAGAATCATTCAAACATAAAAGAAATCTAAGAAGAATGGATTACTCTATCGCATCTAGAGTTATTAGTGCTATCTTACACGTAACTGCTGGTAACGATAATTTTCCATTAACTGAAGACCAACAAGATTTTCTAGATGATTTGGAAAGTAAATTTCACTGGAGAGAAGGATTTAATATCAATGATATTGAAAGAGTATTCACTCTATTCACGAACCATACAGTAACATTAAATTGGATATTTCCTGATGTAGAAGCATTATTGAATGATAAGAAATACGATGCAGTAAACAAAGATATTATTTTAGCTTTGGGATTTCCAAGAATTTTAATCACTGGAGAAACAGAAAAATCATTCACTTCTGACCCAGAAATTGCTACACTCTCACCAGCAAGCACTATGGAAGTAATGAGAGATGAACTTATGCCTATCATCAATAAAGTATTTTATGAAGTAAAAGAACAAAATAATCTAGGCGGAGTTCTACCAGATATAAAATTCAAACCTATAAATCTATTAGGATTAAGATTATTCTATGAAGGAATAACTAAACTATATGAAACTGGTAATCTATCTAGAAAATCATATGCTGAATCTTATGGATTTACCTTATCAGAAGAACTAAATAATAAGGTAGAAGAGAAAGAAATGATGAAAGAGTTAGGATTAGATTTACCAACACAAGGAGAACCACCTCCAGTATTACCAGGAGCACCTGGAAAACCAACAGCAAAACCAACTCCCAAGCCTGCACCAAAACCAAAGGCAGGTGCACCTCCTGGGAATGATAATGGTAAGCAATAAAAGAGGTAAATCAATATGAAAACAATCACTATACATGCAAAAGAGGTAAAATTAATATCAGATGAATTGGAAATCGAAGAAATGGCTGCATCTGCATCTATTTCTTTGAATCCAAATGTCTCTTGGATGAAGTTTTTATTGACAGATGATAAACATAATGCTAATAAACAAAGAATTCCAAGAGAAGAATTTGCTAATGTTTTGAGAACTGGTCTATTTATGCCCTTAAAAATGGCTTATGGAGAAATATCTGAAGGACATGCGGATACATTTCCTTTAGGTGTTATGACCCATCTAAAAACAGAAGGCAATTCAATAGAAGCACTTGCGGCTTTGTGGAATAAAGAACGAAATGAAGATGTAGAATTCTTGAGAAATAGATACTCCGAGGGAAAAGGTATTGATATTTCTTGGGAATTAACTTATACAGACGAAGATACTGAAGATGATGGAGTAGCACTAAGAAATGTATCAATGAATGCGGCTACAATCGTTGGTATGCCTGCTTACCAGGGAAGAACTCCAGCATTAGCATTGTCTTCTACGGAAGAAGGAGATTTAATGGATACTATTGAAAAGACTGAACATGATAGACTTATGAATGAGCAAAAATCAGAGCTTGAAGATAAGATTACTGAACTTCAAAACTCTTTATCTGCTATTCAAACAGAACTAAATGAACTAAAACCAAAGTACGAAGATTTAGCCAGCTTCAAACAAACTGTTGAAGAAGCTGAAGCTAAGAAAGAAAGATTAACTACAATTAGACAAAAGTTTAATGATGCCAGTTTAGAAATTACAGATGATTACTTCAATGAAAGAGCAGAATCTTTTGCTGGAATGTCTGATGAGCAACTTGATTTCTTCATTCAAGAACTTATTGCAGCATTTAAAACACCAGAAGAAGGTAAAGCCTCTTTAAGCATTACTTCAAAGAAAGTTCCTCCAATTCATACTTCTGATGCTGGCGAAGTTTCAATCGAAGATATGATTAATTATCTAAAGAAAGATAAGAAAAATTAAGGAGCGATTTAGCTATGGAAATCAACAAATACACTGATATTATAGGTGTTGTAGTATGCGGCGATATCGTTGAAGGACGTATGGTAATATTAACTAGCCATGGTTCATCTTACGATTTTGGCAGTAGAGCAGATTTATATGGAGTAAAACTTCCTGCTAACTCAACCGAGGCAGCAAAAGCTAAGTACATTGTTACTTGGCCTGTAAATAACGCTCAAGCTACAGACGACATCAAGATGATTGTTCCAATGCCTGCTTATAACTGGTCATTGAGACAAGGTGCATGGGAACAAGCAGGGAATGTCCCATTTACATCTAAAATTTATTTAACTTACCCTGGAAATCAACATTCGGTGGTTATTCCATCGGGTTACTTAGCTTTAGCTTTTGACAAAGGCGTATTCACTGTACCTTCTGGAGCATTTACATGGAGTGCAAGTCTTCTAAATGCAGGTGCCCCACTAAAAGTAAAGAATATCGCCGATGATACTGCTGCTGAAGCTGGTAAATTAGCTTACGATGCTAGTGGTACTATTGCTGTCGTAGAGCGGTTCAATTCTGATGATGGTTCATTAACCTTCAGAACTCTATAAAATAAAAGGAGAGTACTAATATTATGGCTGATGAAAAGAAAGTCCAAGAAGCTATTGCTCAAATTATTCAAGATAAGAGTAAAAGAGATGCTTTAGCTTCAATTATCGTGGAATATGTTCAGCCTAACCATTTAACAGGACAAATTGTTGGAACTCTATTAAATACCAGAAGCTTAAAACCAGGCGATAGCCTAGTAAAGAAAGTAAGAAAAGGTATTAGAGTTAGAACTTTAGTTCCTGGTTCAATCCATTTGGCACAAGAAATTACAGTGTCAGAAAGAATGAACTATGTGTTAGACGGTGCTGACGTAAAAGTAACCTACAATGAGTGGGAAATGGATAGTGGAGAAATTGGTACAGTAGACAGTATTAAAACTGAAATGGCTGCAAAACTAAAAGATTTCTATTTTAATAAAATCTTTTCTGCATTAACTACTGTATGGACAGCAGCAAACACTCCTAGCAACTACACATCTGTAGGTGGAACTCTTACGGCTGCTGCATTAGAAACAGCAATCAATAGAATTAATAATACTACAACTGGTGCAAAAGCAATTGTGGGTATTAGAGCACTCGTAACTCCAATCACTAAATTTGGTGCTTGGTGGAGTGATGGTACTCGCTATGCTACTAGTGATAATATTATTGATAAGATTATGGCTACAGGTCAATTAGGTCAATACTATGGTGTTCCTATTATTGCCGTAGACCAAATCTACAACAACCCTGAAGATTATCAAACAATGCTTCCAACTAGCAAAGTTTTAATTCTTGGTGAAAACGTTGGTGAATTTATCACTTACGGAGAAGTAAAACAAAAACAATGGTCAGACATGAACCCAACTCCTCCACAATGGATGTTGGAAATCTATCAACAATACGGTATGATTATTGATAATGCTCAAGGTATTTACTTACTAGATAACGTAATAGCATAATTAATTATAGGGGAGGGATTTAATCCCTCCCCTACTAAAATTTAAGAAGGAGTATATTATGTCGGATTATGATTTATTTTCAGCTATGCAGGAAGGTCGTCCTCCTCTAGCTAGATATAGAAAGACGATTGTGGGAAAGGTTCACGTAACAGTTATTAACCCCTTTTCGGAACAACCAGAAGGGGTTATTCTTGAAGGAGATGGTGACAAGTCCTATATAGAACTTTATGATGCAAAACAATTAGTATTTTTTGAAAGAATGAACAAATCTCATATTGATGCAGGAAGATTGGCAAAAATGGAGAAAGACCCAGTTCCAGAACCACCTTCCCCAAATCAATTAACAGATGTTGAAATTGATAAACTTCTAAATGATAAATTCATGACTCTGAAAGCTAGATTAAACACCTTTACAGAAACTGCACCAATTCTAAGAATTCTAAACAGAGCTAGAGAATTGGAAAAATCAGAGAAAATAATTAAACATTTGGAAGAAAAACTAGCTGAAGTGGAATTAGAAGCATACCAATAATGGCTACAGAATTAAATTATCTTATACCAAGACTTAGATTAAAGCTAGGGGATTTGAATCCTTCTAGTTATAGATACCTAGATGAATGGTTACATGCAGCCCTAATAGCATCTATAGATGCTTTACAGCGGTGGTGGAATTATAAATATATTATTGATAACAATAATAGAGTTTATAGAAA